GCTCGCTCCTTGCCGGTCTGCACGAAGCGCACGAGGTCATCGACCTTCAGCGCCATGCGAGCCATCTCGTCAAGCAGGCGTGAGATGTCGCGCACGGAATCGAAGATGGGGTCGGCAATGTCGGCCTCGCTCATCTTGCGAACGACTGCCGAGAGGGTCGGGTCGGAGTGCGTTCCCCTCGCCCTGGGGCCGGAAGGGGTAGCGTCCTTCTCGGCCCTCGTGCCAGCTCGTCGGCAGAGGTCAAGCATCACGCCGTCGGTCAGTCGGCTTAGAGACTTCTCGATGATGCGGCGGTCACGGATGAGGCGGTCGGCGTTCTTCATTTGTCTCCCCAGAGGTAGAGGGCAAGCCCGACGGCAAGAATAATAAAGACCAGTATCACTTCGTCCTCCGTACTAGTTCGACGATTCTATCGAAGTCGCTGGGCTTCCAGATGTAGACCTCGGCGCAGGGTATCTGCTGTAGATCCGCGAGCACTTCGTCCTGGGCCGGCGAGGTGCGACCCTTCTCACGCTTGAGCTCGGCGAAGATGAGCCGAGTGCCACGCCAGGCAGTGATGTCGGGGTAGCCAGCGAGCGAGACACGTCGACTGTCCGGCACGGAGTAGACCGACCAGCCCTCAAGCCGCATGAGGTGAGCGACCTGCTCATGAAAGTCCTTCTCTAGCATCGAGTTCTTCCACGCCGCTTTGCCGAACAGGGGGTCAGTTGCCATCCGTGCCCTCCTCGGGGAATTGGTTACGGCTGAGCCACTGGTCGATGATGAACTCGATGCCGGCCTCTTTCGCTCGGGCCTTCATGCGCTTCTTCTCCTTGCGCGAGTGGCGCTGACTGCTCACGATGCTGAGGTCGTAGATTCCCCACTTGCCGAGGTGAATCCGTCTATCCCTGGTAGCCATACATCTCCCTTGCTCGTTGTGCTGCGATGAGGTCTGCCGACGTTGCCCATGAGTGGACGGTGAAGCCGTGCTCTTGAGCAAAGGCTGGGTGTCCGGTGATGAACGTGTGGCAGTTGCGACAGAGGGCGAGGACGTTCTCCTCGTCAAGGATGGAGCCACCTCGGGCTCGGGTCAGTATCTCATGCACGTCAGAAGCGTAGTGTGAGCAGATGCGCTCGATGCGAGCCTCGCACTCGGGGCGCTGTTCGAGAATCTGGTGGACGAACATCCGGCGCTTCACGTTGAGGGCTTGGCGTTTCTTTGAGACGGGGTTCAGTTTAGATCTCTTCATTGCCCTCCTCGTCCGGTAATTCAGGTTCGTCGAGCTCAAACTTCTCGTCAGGGAACCAGTTGCCCTCAGGCCACTTGCCGTTTGCTTCGAAATAGCGGATAGTCCACGCGAGGCACTTGTTGCAGAAGTGCGGATGCGCTCCCCAGTAGGCCTCGGTGCGAGTAAGACACCAGCGCTCGCAGCCGTCGCAGATGCCAGGGAGCCAGTGCGCCGCTTGCTCGTAGTGGGCGACTATCCAGCCAATCGTCTCGGGGCTGTCGGTTCCCATGATGGCGAGGCGCTGGCCCATCGGGTTTGCGTTGATGGAGATGCCATGCTCGAAGCAGTACGACATGAGCAGAAGGAAGTTGTCTGGCTCCTGGGGGTTGTCTGCCGAGGGAATCTTCACGTCTTGAGACTACACCAGCGCCGGAACTCCTGCCTCCCCATCATCGTCTCCTTTGTCAGGGTCGAAGGCATCGCCTAGCCCGAGCCGGAAGATTTCACGGTTCTTGCGCTTGACCTCCTCAAGGTCTGGGGCTTCGCCGGCCTCGAGCTCCGGCGTTCCGGCCTTTGCCTTCTCGAGAGCCTGCTTCCTTTCGGTGTCGAGAGCGACGGCGGCGTTCACTCCCTCAAGCATCGTCTGCTGGATTTCCCGAACGTAACGGCCCTCGGAGATTTTGTAAGCCTTACGGAACTCGATGGCCCAGAAGTCGGCGTCCTTGTTGCACAGGTTTCGCCAGCCGATTCCCTCGATGGCTTTAGCGATGGCAGGGTGCGTCCACTTCGGCTCGTTGTCTCGGCCCCATGAGTTGATGCCCTGTTGCACCTCTCGGAGTGCTTCGTTCTCGTCCGGCATAGGGCCGGTAAGGATTTCGGCGCAGACTGCCAGGAACTGAGCCGAGTTCGGGAGTTCCGTCATCGTTGCCTTGCACTTACGAGCTGCTGAGACAACGAGGTCGTAGTCGAGGTTCTTCAGCGTGTCGTGCCACGCGTTCACGATTGCGTCTTGCGGCACTCGGTTGTTAGATCCCATCAAGTGCCCTACGACCTTGAGCGTTTGTTCTGGTGTCATTACCATTGGTAGTCCTCCTCAGCGTTCTTCGCCCAATCGCGAAGTTTGGTTAGTTTGTCGTTCTTGAATCGTGATTTCAGGGTGGGATAGTGCTTCTTGAAAGTGAGCGGCGTGAGAATCACAGCGAGCCAGAACGAATCTTGCATCGCCCACTCGAGGATGTCGGTCAGTTCCTCGAGGTCGTTGCTTCGCAGCATCGCCTGGAAACCGTTGACTTGGGCCTTCGTCACCTTGAAGTTAGGAAGGCCGTTGTCGTTGAGACGAGACTGGAACAGGTCGATGAGACCGAGCACCTCCGCGCTCGCCAACGGCGACGCAGAAGTTAACTGTTGTTCCTTAGTTGTCTCTCCTTCATTGATACTCCTTCTTGTTAGTGCATTTTTGCCCTGACCATAGTGCAAATCTGCACTATCCCTTAGTGCATAATTGCCCTGACCATAGTGCACGGTTGCACCCATCTCAGCGCTCTTAGGCCAGATGTAGTATTCCGAAGAAGTGTAGGAACCGTCCTGCCTTTTTTGGCGAATTGCTAGGACTGCGCCGACCCTAATGAGCTCGTTGATGGCTCGCTTCACGGTGTCCGCAGACACGCCAACTGTCTTGCCGATGGTCTTGTGTGAGGGCCACGCCGCTTCGTTCGCTCCGACAAATCGGTCGATAACTCCGAATATCCGAACGGCGGTTGTGCTCAGTTCAGGGTGGTAAAGAATCCACTCAGGGATGACCGCAAAGCGGTGATTTCGTTTTGATAGACTCGCTTGCACGAGTGACTCCTGTCCGCTAGGTGTTGCTCGAGAGGGGCGTAGGGGGTGACTACCCTGCGCCTCTCGCTCTTTTAATGATACCACTACTTCTCCCCCTTCCGGCGGCGCTCACGGGCCGCGTTCCATGCGTCCGAGTGCGCTTTGCGACAGGCTACACAACGAACCTTGTGACCGGCCTTAGATCCGCCCAGGAGCGCTGCCTGACGTGCAAGCAACTGGTAGCCGTAGTCCGTGCCGCAACTCGGGTGAAAGCCCTCGGGGTCGTAGGAGATGAGCTTCGCCACGCGCCGCTCGTAGGTGGCGTGGGCTCGCTCGCAGTCCTCGCAATAGAACTCCATCTCTAGGCTGTAGAGGTAGCCCTGCTCGCTTCCGCAGTACGGGTGCCTGATGCGCTCCTCGACATCTCGACGCTCTCGGGCGATGGTGATGTGGCGCTCCTTGCGGATCTGTCGAAGTTCAGAGGCCGTCGCTCCGCCCCAGATGCCATAGACCTCGTTCTCTAGGCCCATCTGAAGGCAGGGCTCTTGGTAGGGGCACTCCTGGCACAGTAACTTCGCCTGCGCCTCTAGGAGCATCCTGATGCCCTTCTCCGTGCCTTCTGGTGGGTAGAACACCTGCGTCTTGCCTCGGCAGAGAGGGTTGGGGAACTTGTGAACCTTCATGAGGCCATCGTCCGTTCGCGCTTGAAGTTGTAGTCGTAGTGCGCCAGCAGGCACTTCTTGCAGGCTGGGATGGTCGGGTCTATCTTGCGTCGACGGTGAAGCCAGACGTAGCCCTTGTTCGTGCCACAGCCTCGGTGAGGTTCCTGCACGATGACCTCGGGGCGCTCGACGGTGATGCCTCGCTCTTTGCGTATCTCGACCCTCTGCTCGGGCGTAGTGCCTCCCCAGATGCCAAACTCCTCGTGCTTGAGGCCTCGCTCTAGGCAGGCGGTTTGCAACGTGCAGTTCTTGCACAGTGCTAGGGCTCGACGGCGGAACTTGGACTGCGTGGAGTAGAAGATGCGAACGTCCACGCCGTAGCAGGCGTTCACTCCGTAATCCATGCGAGCAGGGTTGCCATAGCGACGGCGGCGAGGCATCCAGCGCCGATGCACCAGAGAGGGTTGGCGGTGGTCGTGAAGCCGTGGGTCTTCGCCGCCTCGGTCAGCCAGCCGGTCACGATGCCGGTGACGTAGGTGAGAGCGATGCCGCCCTTACGGTCGATGGGTAATTTAGTCATTTTGTCCTCCTCAGAACTGTGCAACGTGCACGGCTTCACCCTACTCGCTCGGATCCACGTTGCGCAAGGATTTTTAGAAACGAGAAACCGGCCCCCGAAGGAGCCGGTCTCGCAGGTTGCCAGGTGTGGAAGAACACCCGTGGGGCTTCCTTGTTTCGTGGGGGACACGACTTAGGGGAGCAGCAGGCCCTTCTTCTCCGCAGCTCGACGCTGAGCACGGTTCGGGCGCTGGCTGGCTTCGATTTGGGCGATGAGGCCCTGAATCTGTAGGTGGGCGTGGAGCAGGGCGTACTGCAGCAGGTTGTGCTGGCTCAGGTCTTTGACCTTGCCGCCCTTCGTGCCTCCGTAGACCGTCTCTGCGTCTGCTGGGGTGAGTTCAATGTCGCCGTAGTTCTCAATGAGCCCTGCGAGAATCGCCTTCACGCCTTCCGAGGTGGTCGCCATTACCACGCCTCCTCTGCGGTGCTCTTGACGGCGTAGGAGTTGGCAGGGGTGGAGCGGTTGGTCTGCGCCGTCGCCCAGCGCAGGTCGGGGCCACACGCTTCGACCTTCACCTCGGTCACACTGCGCTTGTTGCCGTCCTTGTCATCGTAGGAGCGCTGTTCGAGCGTTCCCGTGACGATGGCGCGGTCGCCCTTGCGGAGACTGTTCTGGATGTTCTCGGCAATCGTGCCCAGCGCCGAGCAGTCGAAGAACGAGGTCTGCTCCTGGGGCTCGCCTCGCTTGTCCTTCCACTTGCGCGTTACTGCGATGCTGAACTTCGCCGCCGCCGTTCCTGAATCAAGGAAGCGGATCTCTGGGTCTCGGGTGATGTTCCCGACGAGTGTGATGGTGGCATCAGCCATTAGTTTGTCTCCTCTTTGTTGAGTTCGTTGATAATTGCACTGCACTCTTCCTCGGTGAGCTCGTACAGCCCAGCGAGTGACCGCCCAGCCTTCGCTTCGAGGTAGAACTTACGGTCGGCGGTGTCGGGGTGGCTCTTGAGAAGCAACTCGCGCACCTTCTTCTGGCTGTCGCTAAGGGGGTTTGCCGCCGGACGCTCAGCGACCTGCTGGCGGTTGCGCACTTCCTCGCTGGATGCGATGCCCTTCTTCGTGTCGACGGCGAGGGCTGCGACCATCGCTCGACCCCATGCGGCGGTCTCAGCGTTCTGGACTTCGCTGTCTCGGGTGTACGGGGTCGGCCCAGGTACGGGCTCCCACGCCGTGCCGATGCCTGGACGCTCATCGTCGGGAGTGCGGTACGCCGCAGCCGTGTAGACCACCCACGACTTGTTGGCAAAGTCGATGAACTTGATGTCCACCTGCTGAAGCGATCCGTTCGGGAACTTCTCGCGGAACTCGACGATGCGCGTGGCTACGTCGATGTAGTCCAGTGGGCCCTTGAAGTCCTTAGCCATTACGCCACCGCCTCGAACTTGAAGTCCACGTTGTCGCGAACATAGTCGGTCAGTTCGTCAATGCTCTCAACACGGTCAGCCCAGTCGAGCTGCTTGCAGGCAGTCTTGGCCTGCGATAGCGACGTGATAAGCAGCGCGTACTGCTTAGCGTCGAGTTCTAATACCAACTTCATTTTCCCTCCTCAGGGTTAGTGGCCCACAAGTGAACCGATGATTTTGAGACCGATACGCCGGTCTCGTTCGTGAGGCTTTGCGCTATCTCTCGATAGGACAGTCCTCGCGACTTTTCTGCTGCGATGAAGGCTACTACAGGTTCGCCCAATCGCTCCTCAATTAGAACCGATAGGTGTGACATTAGACCACTTCCCCAGCAGATCCGTGAGCTCGTCGCAGACGGAGTTGAAGTGCACCACGGTTGTCTTGACTTCGCTGTCCAGGGGCATCTTGACCGCCTGAATCACGCCGTCGCCGACTGCGAGTTGGACGTAGGCGTTGTAGTCGTTGCCCTCGATGCACCAGACCTCTGCATCTTCGTCGGTGTCTACGACCCTGAAGCCGTACTGTGTAAGTGTGTCTCGGATGCTCATGCGTTCTCTTTCTTCTTGATGGGGGTTACGAGGCTAGGGATGAAGTGCCGGTACTTGGAGTGTTGCCACGTTCCACCGATGCACGTCACCCACTGGCACTCGCCGTCTTCACTCAAACGGGCTGAGTAAAAGGTGAACGAGCCACGTTGGAAAGCCACCTTCACGGGGTCTCCACGCTCTAGCCCGTTCCACGAACTTACGACTAGCCCTTTGGCTGTTGCCATGCTTCCTCCTTAGGTTCATGCTTAGACCTTACTGTCCTAGCGTAGGACAATGCAAGTATTAAAAAAAGAAATCCCCTCGGCGGTTTGAGTGCATCAAAGCCGAGGGGATTCTTTGTCCTGAGGAAGGAACGGTACGAGACCGCACCACCATTTTAGGGTGTAACTGTGTACGCCGAGAATAACTGCGCTGGGGTCACGATGTAAATGTCGCCCCAGTCCTGGAGCCAGCCGCCGTAGCGCAGAGCCTCGGCGACCAGAGCTGAGCATATCCATGAATCCTGCGAGCGAAACGACGGGAACCAGTTAGGCGTGAGGATGTCCAGGACGTTTGACACGATGCTCCCCCAGCCGTAGTGACTACCGACCTGCGCACGGGCGAAGGCAAGGATGTCGGAGCGGCTGTGGGTCGGCAAAGGCTCGACGAGGATGTAGTCGCCCACGGTCTCGATGCGCTTGCCCTGCGTCACGCCAGAGGGCTCGGCTTGGATGATGGTGACTACCCACTCATCGCCGTCGTGCTCCACCGTGTCTACGATGAAAGCGTGGTTCCAGTGAGAGGGCTTCACTCCCCAGCGCAGGCGCTCGCCGAAGCGGATGGCCTTACCCATGATTCCGTTCGAGTGGGCGAAGCCAATGTCGCCTGGCTGGGGAATCGGGCTCACTTGGCTGGGGTCTCGGTCGGGGTCTTG